ATGCAAGCACGCGCTTATTGTTTTACTCTCAACAACCCTACCGAACTACTGGATCTAGAAGATGGACACGTCCGCTACGCTATCTACCAAGAGGAAATTGGAGACAATGGAACAAACCACTTCCAAGGATACATCGAATTCGACAGACCCACTCGACTCGGATACTGCAAGCGACTCATCCCTGGAGCTCACTTCGAGCAGCGAAGAGGAACTCGGGAAGAGGCACGAGAATACTGTAGAAAGCCTGATACTCGTGTTGGGGAAGTCTTCGAAACTGGAGTGTGGAATCCAACAGGACAAGGCAACCGTACTGATTACGACGGACTCAAACAACTCCTCGTTGACGGCGCCACCACTCGCGAAGTCCTCGATCAAATGCCTAGCATGTTCTTTAGATATCACTCAGCTATTGGGAAGGCACAACTACTCCTTGTACGCGACAGAGACTGGCCAACCCTCGTCATTGTATGCTATGGCGCTTCGGGAACTGGAAAATCAAGATGGGCTCGTGATTACTGTGACGCCAGTAATAGCTATTGGGTCTCGAATACCAAATGGTTCGATGGATACGAATCACAACCCGTTGTGGTCCTCGACGACTTCAGAGGATGGCTCCCTCTCCATCAACTCCTTCGACTTTGCGACCGCTATCCCTATACGGTTGAGTGGAAAGGAGGTTCTCGCAAGTTCGTTGCACATGTTATCATCATTACGTCTACCAGAAGACCAGACGAATGGTACAATTGGGAAGACCTCCATGAAGATCCCGTTCAACTCTTCAGGCGGATAGATCAGTTCTATCATTTCATTCCAGGTGATATTTGTCAAAGAGATGCAGCAACATTCTGTTATGAGCGTGCTCATCCAGAGGAATTAAGATTGTTGGAGCACCACGTTACAATGTAGCACAAGTCGCAGCTACAGCAACATATCAAGTAGGACAAGCACAGCAGTGGTGGGAGGCAGTAGATTACGACGATGCCTCAACACCTTCAACAAAAGAACAAGTCATGTCATTCGCAAATTCAAGGACACACTATATGCTGAAACCATTCAAGAGATTCTTTAGACCAAAGAACAGTACTGCATTATATGGAGCATTGTCAACAACAGGATATGGACCTTCAAGAGCATGGAATTCAACGTCGTATGTCAACAACGTATACTATGGATGGAAATACTTTTTCCTAGGAACAACAACAACCACACTTCAAAACCTACCTATCTATGATCTTACTATCACATATTATTTTTCTGTACGTAAATTTAGAGTTAAATAAAATATTACATCGGTTTTCGATGGTGGGGACCGCTACGGCGGTCCCCTAGAAAACAAAACGCTTATTATCGTATACGCTAAGGCGCTTGATTTGACGCGCCACCGCAGAGGGATTATTATATTTTCTATCGCTACGCTCGACGGCCAGCGCAGCGGCCGTCGTAATCCCCATGGATGACATGTGTCATGCCGAAATTATCGGCAAACGTAATTCAAAACCATAATAAAGTGAATAAAAAAAACAAGCATATCTAGAAGTTGCGGTACACAGTATTACCCGCAACTTCGTACCGTTTTTATGAAAAGTT